ACATGATGTACGGCTGCGGGCGCCAGATCACATCGTTGGTGCGCTCCATGGTGGTCTGGTCGGTGGTGTGCACCTTCGCCAGCTTGGAAACGACCAGCGAGTCATCGAAGCCCGCCAGCATTTCGTCAAACATGACGACTTCTTCCTTATTGAATCCGTTGCTCATTTACTACCTCTTAATATGGTGAGTTAGGCTTATGCCTTCTTTTCCGCCTGTTGACGCTTGTATCGGACGATTTCCGAGCGATCACCTGAGATCGCGGCTTTCGCCTCAAGACGTTCCAGCACGGCATCAGAAACACCTACGGCAGTCGTGCCACCTTTCGGCGAACGTTCCGGCGCAGGCGGTGCTTTACGGGGCGTAACTTTCATCTTTTCTTCCAGCTTCGCCGCCGCAGCAGCAAACTTGATCGGGTTCTTGATCGATGCGATGCGCTTCAGCTCAGCCTGATTACCGCCGAGTGCCGCGACGAGCTTCGCCACGTTCTCAGCCGAATCCAGCGCCGTCAGGAGCAAGGCTTGCTGCACTTCGGAAAGCTCGGACTTGACTGCATCCTCTGCCTCATCGAAGTTGGCAAGCTTCAGTGACTTCTTCGCCTCGACATAAGCGGCTTGGGTGTTTGCCCATTCCTCTTGTGCCTTGCGCGATTCGGCCTCTGCTGCATCCTTCTCGGCTTTCACTGCCTGTTGCTGCGTTTTCCACGTGTCCAGCTTCTGCTCGAAGACTTCCTCGTCGTAATCGCAGTCCGCCAGGGTTGGCTTTGGAGTCTCGGCAACCTTTGCAGGCACCTCCTTCTCGGCCAGCTTCTGGCGCAACTCGCGGATCTCGCGGGCCTTCTCGCGGTCTGCCTTGCGCAGTTCACGCACCCATTCAGGCGCGGCTTGCTTCTCTGCATCGTCGGAGGTAGGCGCTTCCTCCCCAAAGGTGACGGTTACTTCGTCCTCATCGCCGCCCGATTCCGTTTCGCCGTTCGCTTCTGCATTCGGCGTCTCACCGTTTGCTTCTTCGTTCTGCTTGACTTCTTCGTGCTGCTCGGACTCGGTAATCACCTCTTCATCTGCCTGTTGACTCATCAATACCCCTTGATTAACTCACCATTTAAAGGTAGGTGGATTCCTTGTGGCAATTTTAGTCTCAAACTATCTTAAGTGCAACATAGATAGCTTGAGACTATTTTAAACGTGGGATTAAGTGGGCGTTTGTGGCGCTTGCGGCTGGGCTAGTTGCTGTGCAGCCTGCGCTTGGGAGGTGCCGTGCTGCTCGATACGCATGGCGAGATCCACCGCATGCGCTTCTCGGCCCTGCTCAATAGCAGCGAGCTTGCTGATCGCGTCAGCCGTGGTCTGCGCAACCTTGGCATCGGTCAGGTTGCCATCCTTCAGCGCGTTGGCTGCGTCGGCCTTCTGCTTCTGCGCTGCGGCCATCAGGTATTGGTCCTGTGCGCTTGGCTGGGCATTGGCTTGCTGCGCTTCCAGTTCCGCCTTCTCTTCGTCGGTCGGCTGATACACGCCCATGCTGACCAGCTTGCGGCGCGACCACTGCTTCACCTCGCGCATGCCCTCGGCCTGTATGTGGTTGATCGCAAGATGCGTCATCACCAGTTGCGTTTCAGGATCTTGCGTCACAGCGGCAATGCCAGTTGCAGCGCGTACCACAGCAGCATCACGACTGATCGAGGATGGGCCGACATCGACAGCAACGTCGAACTTGCCCTTGCTCAGGTCGTTCTCGTTGACCTGCTCGCCAGCTTCGTTGACCGTTGGGCGCATGAGTTCCACAGCGCCGGGTTCGCCGGACTTGCTGACCGTCTTCATCTTGCGGCCCGGTTCGACAGCAATGTCTTTCATCATCGACAGCCACACTTCGCCAAGGCGCTTGACGGCCTTCTTGAAGTTGTCCATGTAGATGAAGACTTGCATGTCAAGGCGCTGCTGGATCAGTTCGACCGCCTTACCAGACTGGTTCGGCTGCATTTGCTCGCCCGCCTGTTGGTTGCCAAGCATGTCTTCGAGCGACTGTGCGGCCATCTGCGCGAGTGCTGCCATGGCGGGCGGCAGGTTCGGCGCGCGGGTGTAGTTCATTGGCGCACCAACGATGGGGTTGCCGCCAGCATCGAGCAAGTTGTTCTTGAGCAGGTACGGATACTTCTTGATGTTGTCTTCCGCCCACATCTGCGCATGGCCGGCGATCTCTTCGGGCGACAGGATCGGCTTTTCAACGTCGAAGCGCGCAGCCATCTCAGCCAGCCACGACTTGATCATGTTGTCGAGCACCTGCGCATCACGTGCAAGGCGAACATGGCCCTGGCAACGCTCGATGCCACCCACGAACCACCGCTTGCCGTAGTAGGGAATGACCGGAATGCAGGTGCCAGCGATGTAACCGCAGTCTTCCAGCACCTTATTGCCGGACATGATGTACTTGTGGATGCGAGTGCGCTTGATGCGCTTTTGCCTCACCTCACGGAACCCGCGCGCCTTCAGTTCAGCGGCGTATTCGTCGGTCAGTTCGGCATCCGTGACCTTCATTTCGTTGGCTTCGTTGTCTTGCAACGCGAGGCCACGGAAGATATGGATCAGTTCCGACTTCTGCTCAACCTCGTAGACCTCGGCCACCCATACTACATCCGGCGTGTTCCAGTCGAACTCAGCGAACTCGATTTCTTTCGGCCACGATGCAGGGTCGTCGTCATACTCGTCGGCGTAGTCCTGCGGCGTCATGCTGGTCAGGACATAACACCGCTTGGCGTCGGCCTTGTCCTGGCGCTTGCCGTCAAGCGAGAAGAACACGCAGGTATCCGCCTCGAAGATCGGTTCGATGGCTACGCGCTGGCGGTCGTCATCGTCGTCCTCATCGTCCACATAGCGAGCGCGCACACGAATCGCGCCCATGCCACCGCTGGAGCCTTCCTCGAAGCAGTTGTCGTACGCTTCCTGTGCGCCGGAGTCCTGCTCGTCGGCACGGAACAGGCCATCGCAGGTATCGGCCAGGTCGTCATCCTCGCCGCCATCCTTCGGCACAAAGTCAACCGTGATGCGGTTGTTGCGGTATTCGTTGATGATGCGCAAGACGGCAAGGTGCGTCTTGTTGAACTCGAAGCGCGGTTTGTTCTCGAACTGGACGCCTACCGGGCCTTCCCACTGTGCACCGGGAATGCTGTAGAAGCGGCGGTCGGACAGGCATTGTAGCCGTGTTTCGCGCACGGCGGACTGGATGTTGTCGAAGTCTTGGCGAAAGAACGCGTGCTTACGGGCTAGACGCGCCTCTTTGGTTTCGCTCATAGGATAAACCCTAGGAAATTGGTGTTTCCGATAGTTTATACCTAATCGTTGCTACTAGGGAATCTTTGTGTTAGTCAACGCCTGGCGTATGGCGAGACAATCGGAATCGGTGCCGTGTGCTGCTGAGGCTTCGGCTTGTCGCGAACCATGAATGCCATCATCAGCGAATCCGCCATGTTGGGCGACTTGATGCCGTCCTTGCGCATCTCTTCCTTGCTCACGAGCTGAATCAGGCGCGAACCTGCCGAGCGTTTGCGCTGCTGGCGCACCAGCTCGGCCTTCAGTACATCCAGATCCTTGATGCCGGACGATAGCGAAATCAGGTTGACTGGATCGGTGTATTCGCCCTTGGTCACGGCCTTGAATGTTGCTTCGAAGCGGTCACGCAGCAGCCACCAGCCCATGGCTCGCAGGTTCCGGAACGTGTCTTCGTTCATCCGGTCTTCCTTGTACCGTCCCGCCCATGGCGAATCACCAGCACCGAATCCCTGCACATCAATAGCACGATTTGCAACACGATCCTTCAATCCCACTTTCACGCCGGCGCCCACGCCAATGCTGTCGTACACGATCACATCGGCGCGGTAGTCAAACGCCTCATCGAAAGCCAGCGCAATCCCATCATCAATGTCGCCGTGCGTCCACTTCTTCACATCCTCGACAAACATTCCGTATCGCTTCGTGACGGCCTTCGCATCTTGACCGCTGTCGGCAGGGTCGAAGCCTAGCACGCGCTCGCCACGCGGCTTGTAGTTCAGCCTGAGATGCGAATCAATCGCGGCATCGATCCACTCGGCTTCAATGATCGAATCAGCATAGTCGGCGTTACACTCGCCTTCCCATACATGCAGATATTTCTTATAGTTTGCTTTCTTGTCGCGCTCCATCTCAATACGGAGCGTCTCGGGGAAATAGGGATTGTCACGGAACGACACCTTGCGGACATAGATATATTCGTCCTCATAGAATCCGTGCTCACTGATTTCCTTGACGTAGGGCGCGACGAACTGCTGATACGTGGCCGCTTCCGATTCGTTTGGATTGAAGCTGATCCAGACTTCGGAGTTTTCCGCGCGAATGGTCGGCATCAAGACTTCCCATGTGCGTGCCTTGACCGACTCAGCCTCTTCAATCCATACCTTGGTGTAACCGAACTTGGATTTCAGCGACTCGATGTTGCGCGCCAGGCCAACGAAGTTGAAGCATGAGCCGTTTCGCCCATAGATAGATGTCGCCTGGATGTCGAAAAAGCCACGCAGGCCCATCTTGTCGATCTTGGCGACGATCAGCGCATAAGACGAATCCTCAATCGAGTTCTGGAACTCGCGCCCGCACAGCACCTTGTCGCCGTACTTCCAGGCGAAGAACACCAGCAGTTCCGCATACTCTTCCGACTTCGCGGCGCCCCGACCGCCGAAATAGCACTTGACGCGCTTCGGATACAGCAGCGGCTCGAAGGCTTCGATCAGGTCAATTTGCATCGGGTGGCTGTGCAGGACGCACAATCTTGAACGTCACCTCGGCAGCAAGCTTGTGTTCGCCATCGTCGCCGGGTCCATTGACTTGTAGCGGCAGGAGCTTTGGATAAATCGTCGTCCAGAAGGCGCGCTCGTTCTGCGGCTCCTCCTGCGCCCATGCAACAAGGCGCTCGGCACCGCCCAAGCGCTCAGCAGCCAAAGCGATTGCATCCTTGGCGACTTGTGTCGTCTTGTTCGGCACACCTTTGGGCCGACCCGGACCGGCACCCGGCAAGTTACTCTTAGTTTTTTTAACTATCTTGTCCATATACTTCCTCTGCGAGATTCGTACCCGCGAAACGTTACGGCAATCTTAACACGAGGAAATGTTATGGGCAAAAAAGAAGCCGCTGGAGCGGTTAAGCTCGACAGCGGCCAGAAGTCCAAACAGGGATCTCAGGGAGAGACGAGTTAAGTATATCACTCTTCGTCATTCCCAAAAGCACTATGTTAGATGCAGAGCCGATCGCGGGCGTTGTGGATGTGGTTAATCATCGATTCGATGCGATCACTGCCTTGATCCAAGAGCGACACGAGATGGCACGCGCTTGGCGCGCCAGCTTTGCAGTCCCCGGCCTCAGTCCCCTCGGGGCGCGAAACAGGGGCTAGGCGCTCAATCAGAATATTAAGCTCAGCCTGCATCTGTCCCAAGCGCTCAAACAGGCGGTTGGTGGACACATCAACAGGTGAATTGTCGCGCTGGGGCATCTGGCCGAACGAGTCGGACGAAGCTCCTAACACAGCACCTTGCACTAGCTGTCGGGACATGATTGAGTTGAAAGAATTGGCATGCATCTTTGCGGTAAGCTCGTCAGGATAATGCATAAGTTCCTTGTCTAGTTAATGGAGACTTCTAGGCATGTCCCGCACCCTTGTTTCGCTAGCGAGACACACTAGCATGGATGGGCCTCTACTTCGTACACGCCTGCCGGGGATATTAGCCCCTCTAGGCCGGCTGGGGTTGCTGAGAATTGGTGCTGAGTTCTTTCCCCTCAGCCAAGTCATCCGGTCTTTTAGGCAGTACCAGAACTCTGTTTGCTGCTAGTGCCAACCCCCACGGTTTGCAAGATCATTCTTGCAGGAAAATTGATGGTGGTCAACGACTATTTTGACGCCGGTCGATGCGCTTGCCGTCCTCGTCCATATAGCCAGCATCGATGTTTTCTTGCCTCTGTTGCGCGGCTGAAAGCTCCAGATGCTGGTTCGGGCGCCAGTTGCCTTTGATGTCGAAGCTTCCCCAGCATACGGTAAGCAGGCGGCGAAGATTGGCAGCGGTTGATTCTTCGTCGGTCATGGCTTTACTTCTGCAATGATGGCGGCAAGGTCGAGGACGCCGGGTCATCACACTCCGTCCACCTGTCGTTCTCAATCCACCGAAACTGGATCGTCGCACCATCGGCCCAAGCCTTGATGGTTTCTGCATGTACGTGCGGTTTCATTTCCACTCCTTGCGCGGCAGCAGGCGAGCGGCCAGGGTCTCGGTGTCAATCTCGATGCGGCCATAGTCGCCGTATTCGAAATACTCTTCGCTAAAGTCTTCCCGTGCATGCTCCATGCGTGGGGAGATATCATCCTCATCATCCGGCAACGGGTGCTTGCCGTTGATGATTTCGTAGATGGCGTCTGGATTTTTGAACTGGATTACAACTTTCATTCTGTCCCTTTCTTCTGTTGTTCCATCAGTTGAATAACAATCCTCTTGCGCTGCGCTCGGTCCTTTGCGGCCATGTAGAGGACGCAGGCGCGATCATTCCATGCTGCATCGCGCTCCATGTCAGGACAGAGCGTTACGCCTCCATCAGCCGATGCGGCTACCGCAAGCGGGAACTTGCGGCAAGAGGCGCATGTGTCCGTCGATGCGCGCCGGCTCATGTCAGCGATTCCCGCACGGGCTTTGCAGCCGTCCATCCCTTATGTGACTTAGCCTTTCCTTTCACGACATCATGTAGGCACGACTGGAGCAACCCGTTTTTCTTACAAAATTTCGAAAGATTCACGCCAAAGACTTGCTCGCCACTTGGGCTCACTACTGCAAATGGCTTTCCCTCTTTCTTTCTTCCGGCCTCTTGAACTGACTTCGAGATACTAGGCCCATGACCATGATTCTCATGGAACCCATACTTTACGTTCGCCTCCCTTCTGGCCTCTGCTGCCTCAGGGATCGTATCAAAGCGCCCTAAGAAGATTTTTCTTCCGCCGATTGTTATGGACGCCATATATCGCCCCGTAAACTTGCAGAAAGTGACGCCCGCATGCCCTGTTCTATTGTTGGCGCGGAGCGGAAGATTTCGGTGGTTTTCAAGGTTGTCCACAACACGTAGGTTCGTAATCCTGTTGTCACCCCTATCGTGGTTTATATGGTCGATCTGTCCTACCGGCCACTTCCCGTAGTGCATTGCCCATGCTAAGCGATGAGCAAGGTATGACATGTTGTTAAAGGTTACCTGTTTGTATCCGGCGACACCTGACGTTCCTGCCCTTGCCCCTTCTTTCTGCCTTCCTTGCGTCTTTCGCCACAAGAAATCTCCAGTCTCAGGGTCGTAACTGATTGCCTCCCGAACCATTTCTATATCAGCCAAAGGTACATCAACGCCTCGGCGGTTCTTCCTTCTTTCCTTCATCGTCATCATGAAAGCCCATAAAAAAAGGCTTCACCCACACTCTCATCCTTTCGGAAGTTGGAATAACGGGTTGGCACCCGCCAGAGTGTGTGTGAAGCCTTGCCAAATTTTGTCACCGGATTCCAAGCCAGCACAACTATTCTACACTGATTCGATTCCAGGCAGCGATTTTTGCCTCTTATCTTTAATGGACTGAACAAATATGAAACCATCGCTGCAAGGCGGCAGGGAACGCTTTACAGCCTCTTGGTGCGCTTTTTCGCAGGTAGTCGACCACTGGAACTCAAAAGCGCATCCGGTGCAACTGGCGCGCTTTAAAGCAGCAAATTCGACTTGTGCCGGGTCTATCGCTTCGGCATCACGCTTGCCGCGCCATTTCTCCAAATTCACCGAGCGCACGGCTTTACTCCCGCTTCCAGCTTGACCGCAATGGATAGCATGGTGCGCGCCATTATGGCTCGGCTGTAGATGATTAAGTTGCGCTCGTATGCCGTTATGTTCTCAGGCAGTACGTGGCCGGGGCGCACTGCGGTCTTGACCAGGTATTCCAT